CAGACGATCACGGTCAGCACTACTGCCAATGTCGCGGCTGGAGACGCTTTCACCGTGGCGACCCTGAATGCTCGTCACCACATCACCAAGGAAGATACCGGCCAGCTTAAGACCTTCCGTGTTATCTCCGTCACTGACGGGACCACCATGGTCATCTGCCCGCCGATGATCACGAATCAGGTTGCCAGTGATGCGGGTGGTCAGTATGCTAACTGCGTTATCAACACCAAGGCCGCGAATAGTGCTCTGGTGTTCCTGAACACGGTCACGGCCCCCGTTAACTGCTTCTGGCAGAAGGATGCCATTGAGCTTCTCCCGGGCCGGTATGCTCTCCCCGTCGATAGTGGAATGGGCGTGATGCGGGCTACGACTGACCAGGGCATCGAAATCGTGATGACCAAGCAGTCCGACATCAACACCTACAAGACTAAGTTCCGCGTTGATACCCGCTACGGCGTGTGCGCGAAACAGCCCGAAATGATGGGCATCATGCTGTTCAGCCAGACCTAGGCAAACGACAGGGGGTGAGGGTTTAGGCTCTCACCCCCAACCCAACCTCCTTAAAAATTCTGAAAGGTAATCACGATGGGCATTGTTTATGCAAACGGGCAGGCTGAGGTATCGGTAGCTGCCAGTTCCAAACTCACTCTCCAGTCTGATTCTGTAGTCAAAATCTACAAGCAGACCGGGTATCCCAATTTCCCCACCACTTGGGATCTGTTCGCTACGTCCAACGCCGGAGATCTTTATCTCTCCGCTGCTGTTTCTGTGGCCACGGTGTTCAAGATCGAGGCCTCCGAGTCCGATGTTTACTACAATACCGGCGCGACTCCAGTTCTCCGGAGCAAGGCGCTTTTCCATCAGCCCGCCGCTACCGCCGAGGTGGATGGAGCGCAGGCTGTTACCGCTGAGCAGATGATCGGCGGTATTTGTGTCTTCACTATCACCACGGGTCGGACCCTCACGACTCCTACCGGAGCCGTGTTGACCGCTGCTTGTCCGTCCGATCTGGCTACGGGGGATGCCTTTGACTTCCATGTGATCACGCTTGGCGCTGGTGCTGATGACATCGCCACTCTGACCGCTGGAGACGGTGATGTCACCTTTGTTGGAGACGTCACTGTCGGCCCCGGTGCTGCTGGCACGACCAGCGGAGCTACCTTCCGGTTCCGTTATGCCGGATCGAATGCCTGGGTTGGTTACCGTATCGGCTAAATCCTAATACGGGGGGGTGCTTCGGTGTCCCCCCGTCCCTCAGAAACCTAAAATGGAAAGAGAGCCAACAATGGCCAAGGCCGGGAAGAAGAAAGCCGCTAAACCCTCAAAGGCTGCTAAGCCTTCTATGCCCATGAAGGGCGGAAGCAAGAAGGGCGGAAAGTGCTGATGGAATTCCCTCGTTTCGTATATAAGGACGGAGGCCCTATCGAACGGGCGGGCGGATCCTACGACTTCCTTCATGTGAACGATGAAGACGAATTCTCGCAGGCATTGTCGAACGGTTGGCACGAGGGGCTTCTTGAAGCTATCGAGGCCAACCGAAATCAACCGACTCATCCTATCGTCCCAAGGGATGACGAACCTCCTACACGGGAAGAGATTGAAGCCAAACTTACCGAATTGGGGGTGAGGTTCCACCACAAGACCGGGGATGCGAAGCTTGCCGAAATGCTAAAGAAGGCTTTGGAGGCTTAACGTGGGATTTTCTAAGCGCCAATTCGTTGATGCCGGGTATGAAGAGATCGGTATGGCTTCATACACTTTCGACCTTGAGCCCGAACAACTTCAGGGTGCGCTTAGGACCCTAGACGCCATGATGGCCGAATGGAACGCCAAGGGAATCAGGCTTGGCTACCCTATTCCGTCCACTCCAGATGAAGCGAGTTTGACCGAGGCTACCGGAGTTCCAGATTCCGCAAACCAGGCGATCATTACCAATTTAGGGCTCAGGCTTTGCCCGAAACATGGCAAGACACCTAGCCCCATGACTCAGATCACGGCCAAGGCTGCATACAACACGCTTCTGTCCATCGCATGTTTACCAGATGAGATGCGATTCCCGTCTATGCCTGCTGGTGCGGGGAATAAACCTATCCCTCTGAACCGACCGGTTTTCCTTGATGGCCCTAGCGACGTTCTTGCGGTCGGCCCAGACCACACCTTAACTCTCGAATGAGGAACCAATGACCACCATCAACCAACTTTCTACGCTGGGGTCCTTGGCGTCCTCAGACAAACTGATTGTCTACTCGAATGACAACGGGGATGCACGAAAGGCTTCCCTGACAACTCTGCTAACCTTTATCGAAAGCCAGTTTGAATCTCCAGAGTTTGTAACAGTCATCACGGCCCCGACTGCCAGTGGATTCAACATCCAGATGCCGACCTACACCACGAACGTCTGGGAGATCATCAACCCCACTGGTACTTTTGCGGCAGGAATGCTGACCCTACCGGCCCCGGCAAACTGTTTCGATGGACAACAGGTGGTTGTCTGCACGACTCAGATCATCACGGCATTTACGCTTGCTGGGAACGGTTCAACGCTAGTCGGTAATCCCACTTCCCTTGGCGCGGGTGGATTCTTCACTATGCGATTCAATGCGCTCCAGAGCACCTGGTATTGCGTTAGCCAGAATATCGTTTCCACTTTCACGACGCTTACACTCACGGGCGGCTTGAATGACTCGAATGGAAATGAACTGTTGAAAGTAGTGGCCACTCCATCCGCTATTAATGAGCTGACGCTTACAAACGCCGCGACTGGAAGCGCTCCTAGCCTTACCGCGACCGGTGGGGATGCTGATGTGTCTTTGAATTTGGTCCCCAAAGGCGCAGGGACGGTCCAGGTAGCAGGAAGCGTTATCTTTACCAACGCCAATGTCGGTGCTGGAGTAGCCACTTTCTTGAATACACCCACCAGCGCTAACCTAAGGGCTGCGCTTACTGATGAGACCGGAACCGGCGCGGCAGTCTTCAATAATGCCCCTACATTTATAGCCCCTGTCCTTGGTGATGCTAGCGCTACTAGCATAACTGTCCCGGTAGTAACCATTACCCCGACAACCGTTGGAGGCCTTGGAAGTGCCGTGACGTACGCGAATTCCCGCAGGACTGTAACAGACTCTAATGCCACATTAACGGCTGGTATTGGAGCAGTCGTGGCAGGCGGTGGAGCGAATATTGTGCCTGTATTTAGTGATGGAACCAACTGGCGTATCGGCTAACCACTTAAAGGATCAACAATGACAACCCCATTTAATCCCCATCGTGGCGCTAACCAAGTGGTGACCCCAGCCGCCGCATCGGCGTCTGTGAGCATCGAGGCAAACGCTAAATCAATTCGTCTCGTTAACTCGGGCGCGAGTATTTGCTATGTGAGGGTCGGCTCTGGAGCCCAGACGGCTACTACGGCGGATCTCCCCGTTAGGTCCGCAAGTGAGGTCATCGTCCGGAAGGGTGAAGGCGAGGACACCCTAGCTCACATCTCTGCTGTTGGGACCACGCTCAATATCCAGACGGGCGAAGGCGGCGTCTAGCCATGACCCAGATCGCCATCTTAAACGGCATCTATTCCGATTCAAACTCGGACTTCAGAACGTCGTACCCGGTCAACATGGTCCCGGTCCCGAAAGAGAACGGGATCAGCAAGGGCTATCTGAGGCCCGCCGATGGGATCGTTAAGACTGGCGATGGCCCCGGGGTTGACCGCGGCGGGATTAACTGGAATGGCACCTGCTACAGGGTGATGGGGACCAAACTGGTCAAGGTCAACAGTGATGGGTCGATTACAGTGCTTGAGGATGTAGGCGGCACTGGCCTAGTATCCATGAGCTACTCTTTTGACCGCCTGGCTATCGCTTCCGGGGGTAACCTTTTCTACTGGAACGGGGCGCTGTCTCAAGTGACAGACCCCGACCTGTTGAACGTTAAAGACATGGTTTGGGTGGATGGTTACTTCATGACCACCGATGGGACAAGCTTAGTAGTCACTGAGTTGACTGATCCCATGGCCATCAATCCACTCAAATATGGATCGTCTGAAGTTGACCCCGACCCAATCAACGCGGTCATCAAACTAAGGGATGAGATTTACGCCGCTAACCGATACACGATTGAAGTCTTTCAGAACGTGGGTGGCGATCTATTCCCCTTCGCCCGTGTTCCTAGCGCCATGATCCCAAAGGGATGCATTGGGACCCATGCTTGCTGCCTCTACATGGATGCCCTGGCTTTCGTAGGAGGTGGCCGTAATGAGGCTCCCGCAGTTTATCTCGGTAACAACTCATCGGCTATCAAACTCAGCACTCGGGAGATCGATGAACTGCTTTTGACTTATTCCGAGGATGCCCTTTCTTTGATCAAGATTGAGGCTCGGAACGATAAGTCGAATCAGCATCTATATGTTCACCTCCCGGATAGAACGGTAGTCTACGACGCGGCGGCCTCCCAGGTGGTAGGAGAAGCCATCTGGTTCACGCTTACATCGAGTCTCGCTGGGTTCAGCCAGTATCGAGCCCATAATTTCGTTCGGTGCTACGATAAATGGATCGTCGGGAGCCCAGTTGAGGCGTTCATCGGACATTTCGACAGCTCAACTGGCCATCATTGGGAAGACCCCATTCGGTGGGAGTTCGGAACTACCATCGTCTATAATGGTGGAATGGGTGGCATATTTCATGAGCTAGAACTTGTCGCACTTACCGGGAATGTGGAACTGGGTAAGAACCCGAGAATCAGCACCTCCTACTCGGTGGATGGTCAAACCTGGAGTCAGGACAAATACAAGGCAGTTGGTTCCATTGGAGATCGGTCGAAGCGCCTAGTGTGGTGGCAGCAAGGCCATATGAAGAACTGGAGAGTCCAGAGATTCCGGGGAGATAGTTATTCCCATCTTTCCTTTGCTCGTCTTGAGGCTCGTTTAGAGCCATTGGCGGTCTGATGGCCCAGCTTGTTCTGAACCGAAACGAGTTAGCTAAATTCTTACCGGATGTAGCGTCAATCCGGCAGTTTGAAGACCTGTTCTCTGTGACCAATGCAACATCTGACCAAACGGCGGTTAATACTGGGGATATCACTACTCTAACAGCTACGGTAGCAACTAAGGTTGATTCGACGCTGACCATCAATACAACATCCCCTCTAACGGGAGGTGGGGATCTATCCGCGAATAGGACACTATCTATCCCCGCTGCATCCACTACGATAAACGGCTATCTGACCTCTGTTGACTGGAATACCTTCAACGGCAAGCAAGCTGCCCTTGGATTTACTCCGGTAAATAAGGCCGGTGACACAGGTATTGGTGATCTTGGCATGGCCAAAGCCGGGTTCAACGGAACAGCCCCGATCGCTAAGCCTACAGTAACCGGATCGAGGGCTGGAAATGCAGCTTTAGCATCTCTCCTTACCTCCTTGGCGAACTATGGCCTAATCACAGATTCTTCTACCGCGTGACCTTGCAAACTATTAGGAGGTGCCTATAATGGAAGAGACTGAGACCATCGGGCGGCCAGCGGCTCAAGAATTGAGGTTCCGCTGATGACTATTTACCGGGTTGATGGTGATACGGCTGTAGCCAAGCCGATCAGAACCTCATGGGATCTGGCGGAGCTATTGGCGGTCTATCCCGTGGATTTGGAAGAACTCGAACAGGACATGATGAAGGTGGAGCAGCGCCCTGTTCCGGTTATCCATCATTTTGGCCCTGGCGTTTATATGAGGGAGGCCCGCCTTGGTGCCGGAGAGATCTTGATCGGGCACAAGCAAGTCTTCCCACAGTTAAACGTCATGCTGACTGGCCGGGTGACCATGGATAATGGCACTGAATTAGTGGCTCCGATGGCTTTCACGGGGGGTCCTGGCCGCAAATGTGGGGTCATCCATGAAGACACTGCATGGTTGAATATCTACGCCACAGATGAGCAGGACATTGGTGTTATTGAATCCATCTTCCTGGACAAGTCT